GGCGCAGTAGCAATCACAACTTCCTGATAAGAAACTAAGGGGCTAAAAAATGGCAAAGTTAAAAGTAACAAGAACAGATGGTTCAGTAAATGAGTATGAAATTACTCCTATTATTGAATATGCTTTTGAGCAAGCTAAGAACAAAGGGTTTCACAAAGCCCTCTTAGAGGATCAGAAGCAGTCAGATGTGTACTGGCTGTGCCACGAAGCAATTCGTCGGTCGGGTGAAACCGTAAAGCCTTTTGGCGAGGACTTCATCTCTACACTCAAAAGTGTCGAGGTTCTTGAGTCCGACCCTTTGGCATAGCGCGAGAGTCCTCTATCACCTATCTCGTGGCTCGTATGAGCCTCGAGACGGGACTCTCGCCTCAAACTTTGTTAGACCTAGATAGCAGAATGTTTAGAACCCTCATCCAAGCGATGAAGGACAGAGCGAAGGAGCAAGCGGATGCCAACAGAGCTTCGAGGCGCGGTCGCGCTTAGAAAATCGTTACGCGCCTTTGCTCCAGAGTTAGCAAAAGAAACACAAAAAGAAGTTGCTAACTTTCTTAAACCTGTAGTTCGCCAAGCTCGTGGATACATGCCAAGCAATGCAGATGTACCTTCTGGATGGGTTCTTGGAACTCAAAAAGGCAAATGGGAACGCGTTGCTTACGATGCTGGAATTGCTCGTCGTGGGATTGGATATAAAACAACACTTTCACGAGCTAATCGTCGTGGCTTTAGCGCTCTTGCTTCTATTTTTAATAAATCAGCAGCAGGAGCAATTTATGAAACAGCAGGGCGTAAATCAGGCGTTCAAGGACGCTTCACTCCTAAACTAGGTGGACAACTTGTAGGAAATGGTCAGAAGATGACTGGTCGCGCTATGTTTCGCGCATACTCTGAAGATCAAGGCAAAGCAAAAGGTTATGTCATTCAAGCAATCTTTAACGCTGCTAACAAACTGAATATGAGGGCTACTCGTGGCTGATACTAATTTAAGAATAGATATTGCATCCGAATTTACTGGTGCTAAAGCTTTCAAAAAAGCCCAAGACTCAACTTCTAACCTTGAAAAGAATGTTAAAAATCTAGGTCGCACTCTTGGAATAACTCTTGGAAGCGCAGCAATTATCAAGTTTGCTAAAGAGTCGGTAAAAGCTTTTATTGCAGATGACAAAGCAGCAACAATTTTAGCAAATACCATGAAGAACCTCGGGCTTGAAATGTCTGCGCCTAGAATTGAACAATATGTTCAAAGCCTTGAAAAGGCAACAGGCGTTGTAGATGACCAACTTCGCCCAGCAATGCAGACTCTTTTGCAGGTTACAGGATCAGTCACTAATTCTCAGAAAATATTAACTCAAGCAATTGAAGTATCAAGAGCCACAGGAGTTGATCTTACAACCGTTGCTCAGGATTTAGGTCAGGCTTATGTTGGTAATACTCGCGGACTTCGCAAATATTCTTTAGGTTTAACTCAGGCAGAATTAAAAACAGCATCTTTTACAGATATAACAGACCGCATGACAAAACTTTTTGGTGGGGCAAACGAGGCTTATCTTTCAACATATGCCGGACAAATGGAACGCCTTGCAGTTGCAGCAGGTGAGGCACAAGAGGCGATTGGTAAAGGTTTGGTCGATGCACTTGCCAACCTTGGCGGCGGCGGTGCTGGCGGCATTGACAAGATAATTAAAATTATGGAAGACCTTAGCTTCTATACTGGAAAATTTATCAGAGGCTTTGGCGGACAGATTGGTGCGCTAGGAAAACTTCTTACAGGAGACTTTAGAGGCGCATTAGCGTTGCTTAATTCAAGCAGTCAAAATGAAGCCTACAAAGGTGCGATACCTTCAATCTCTGGAATGGTTCAAGCATCAGAACAGAAGAAGGCAGAAGCAGCGGCAGTTAAACGCAACAAAGAACTTTTAGCAGCTCAGAACAAACAACTTAAGGCAACTAAGGCAATTACAGCTTCTAAAAAAGCTTCTGCAATCTTTGATATGGATCAGATTCAAATTGTGGCAGCCCTTAAAGGTCGCATCACAGAAGAAGAACGAGTACGCCTACAGCTCCAATCTGCAATCCTCATGGGCAACAATGATGAAGCTCGTCGCCTTACTATTGAACTTTCGAAAACTGTCGGCATGAGTCAAGAATTATCATATTTTCTTCGCAATCTTCCAGATGCAAAAAACCCTTTTGAACTGTGGAGTACTTACTTAGATGCAATTATAAGCAAAGTAAGAACTATTCAAATTCCTCCAGCAATGTCAAGTCAAGGCCAGACAGGTTTTGCAGACTTTGGTGGCGCTGCCTTTGAAAAGCCAACCAATCCTTTTGGCACAGGTTCTTATTACGGCGCAACAGGTCGAGACATGCCAAGCAATCTGAACATTGTAGTTACAGGCGGAGATGCAATTACACAGCAACTACGCTTTGACCTTATTGGCAGTTCAGCATCAGGTTCAGCAAGTTCACTTAATAGAACGACATCTAGCTTCTAGTGGCGCTTCCAGCAACTATATCCGTAACCCTTGACTTTAACTCTGGGGCTACTTTTGGCTTGCCTTTTACTGTTGGTGATCCTGTTGCTGGCATTATTGGAGTTGGAACTTTTGCAGGTTCAGAGACTCCGGCTCTTGTCGTAGATTTATCCTCAACAACTCGACAGATAACAATCACTCGTGGGCGAAACATTCAGCGCGATACTTACGAGGCTGGAACAGCCATTGTGCGCGTTCTAGACCCTGACTCATACTTCAACCCCCAAAACACTTCTTCACCTTACTATGGCTTTATTGTTCCTTTGCGCAAGTTGCGTGTGTCTGCAACTAAGGCCGGGGTAACTAACTGGCTGTTTTCTGGATACACAACAGAGTATCGCTACAGCTACGACCAATCAGAACAAATGGGTTATGTAGAAATTTATTGCACAGATGCCTTCCGCTTGTTTAACTTGGCACAACTCTCGACAATCACAGATGCAACCGCAGGTCAGACTACCGGCACACGCATTGGCAAAATACTTGACCAGATGAACTTCCCCAGTTCTTTGCGGTCTATTACAACAGGCTCAACAACCTGCCAAGCAGACCCAAGCACAACTCGCAACGGATTAGATACGCTTAAGAACGCAGAGTTTACAGAGCAAGGCGCGCTTTATGTCAATCCAGAAGGCGCGTTAGTTTTTAAGGACAGAAGCGAAGTCGTTGGTTCTCTGGGTGAGACACCTATTGAGTTTAATCAAACTACGGGCATCCCTTACAAGAACTTGCAGTTTGCCTTTGACGACAAGCTCATTATCAACAACGCATCCTTTACTCGTGTAGGCGGCACAACTCAGAGCGTTACCAATGCTCCTTCGGTTGCTAAGTACTTCCCTCATGGAAATATTGAGAGCAATCTCGTGGCACAGACTGACAGTCAAGTTTTAGATATTGCCTCAATCTATGTAGCAACTAGAGCTGAGACTTCTATCCGCATTGATGCCATGACTGTTGATCTTATGGACACAGATGTTCCAACCTCAACAATGCTAGAACTTGACTATTTCTCAAATCTTCGTATTTCAAATAATCAGCCAGACGGCAGCACTATTGTTAAGACCCTGCAATGTCAGGGTTTGAACTGGTTTATTACACCAAATGCAATGCAAGTTACCGTAACAACACTTGAGCCTATTGTGGAAGGTTTCATCATAGGCAATGCACAATACGGTATAATCGGACAATCTATAATGAGTTACTAGGAGCAATAAATGGCAACAGGCTTTCCAGCAGTCACAGGCGACATCTTCACAGCAGCCGATTACAACGGGCTTGTGACCTTTGATGTTGAGTCAGATAAAACTGACAATTACACAGCCGTTCTAGCAGACTCTTATCAAAACCTTATCCCTATGAACAAGGCAACAGCAGTAGATTTCAAGATTCCTACAAACGCCTCGGCAGCAATCCCTGTTGGCTCAGTTATCACAGTTCTTAATAAGGGTGCAGGGGATGTAACAATCTCAGCTGTAACATCAGGAACTACAACAATTTTGAGTTCTGGAGCAACAGCAGCTTCACCTGTTCTTGGACAATATAAGAGTGCAGCTTGCATCAAGACTGCAACAGACACTTGGTACATTGTAGG